CAGTAGAAAGTGAATGGAGAGACTATTGGGGATCTTCGGACAATCTGCTTAGAGACATTGAAGATATAGGCAAGGAAAAGTTTACAAGAGAGATACTACACATATGCCCAAGTAGAGGCATAGCAAGTTATCTTGAAGCACGTGAGCAATTCGAAAGGCGAGTTTTAGAATCAGACGACTATTACAATGGTATTATTAATGTACGCATTGGTGGTTCTAAAATATTAAAGGAGTACTTAGGCAATGAAAATGGTAAAACTAAACTTTAGGCAACTATACAGCACATAAGGTTGGCGGGCCGGAAATAAAAGAGCCGCTGTGGAAAAGCTAGGGATAGAGACCTAGACACGTAACATATTGAGCCAACGCCCAGAGGCGGTAAGTTGATATAGGTCAATGCTGTTGATCACAAACACACTATGTTCATAAAAACTGTACACGTAGGAACGAGAGTACAGGTAACGTAACACTGTTACGTGATGTCGACGTAGGTAAGGGAAAGGTCAGAGCCCGTTGAACGTGTGTATAAATTTTA